CATTCAAACAGGATGATGAGACGAAGGAATCAATTGATGTGAATGATATGGTGTACATTACAACACCAGATGGAATGTCAATTGTGAAACCATCATCAAGAATTGAAACACTGAAATTTCCATTGTCAAACATAAAAGCACAATATCACAAACGAAATGTGCTTCTGGAAAATATCGGTGCAATTGGTATTTTATCAGCACAAAACTCGGACATGGGGGGTGCGTTACCAATGACACCAGAAGAAAAAACAAAAATTCAAAAAGATTGGTACAGAAGATCAAAAGATGAATTGGTCATCACTGAATCACAGGTGAATTGGCAGCCGATGTCGTATCCAACAAAGGATTTGATGTTGTTTGAAGAATTAAACGCTGATAAAATTGCGGTGATTGATGCATTTGGATTGAATGCAAACCTATTTTCAAGCGAAAAAGGTGCAACATTCACCAACATGAAGGATTCAATTAAAATGGCCTACACAGACACGATCATTCCAGAAACGCAACAAATGTATGATTCAATCATTCAGCAATTCGGACTGGATCAAGAAGGATATCATTTGAAAGCTGATTTTTCGCATTTGGTTGTATTACAAGAAGATGAAGTTTCAAAAAATGCAGCTGAAAAAACGAAGGTTGAAGCATACACAATCATGTTGAATGATGGTGTGATTTCCAAAGAACAATATGCAAATGAATTTGGAATTGAATTGGAAAAGATTGATCAAGCAACAGCACAACAATCTGGATTGATTCAAGCACAAACGCAATTGCGTGGAACTGTTGGTGGACTTGATGGAATCATTTCATTGAATGCATCTGTTTCAGCTGGACAAATGGCACGTGCAACAGCTGTGAACACGTTGGTGAATTATTATGGTTATGCACCAGCGATTGCGGAAACAATGATCACTGCAGAACCAATTCAAGCCAATCAATAAAAAATTAATACATTTGTAAAATGAAAAACACAAATATATATTCAGTTAAAGGTGCGTTTGAGATCAAAAACTTGGATCTTTCAAAGCGTGAAGTTGCTGTTTATCTGGCAAAGTTTGATAATATAGATGCTGATCTTGATGTGATCAGAAAAGGTGCATTCACCAAATCAATTTTGGAACGTGGACCAGAATCAGCATCAAACAGAAAAATTGCTTTTTTAAGACATCACGATTTTGAACAACAGATTGGAAAATTCCAGAAACTCGAACAAGATGATTATGGATTGTTTGCTGTTGGATTTTTAGGCACATCATCAAAAGGTGAAGATGCATTGCGTGATTATGATGAAGGCATCATTCGTGAACATTCAATTGGATTCCAATATGTCGCTGACAAAATCAAATGGGTTGATGATTCAACATTGCCTTCTGGTGGATTTTACGACATTGCAGAATTGAAATTGTGGGAAGGATCAGCGGTGACATTTGGTGCAAACGAAATGACAAACGTGGTTGAAGTGATGAAAAGCGAACAGAAACACGATTTTATCAAGAAAACAAGTGCAGAAATCGATACATTGATCAAGTCATTAGCAAATGGAAAAGGAACTGATGAAAGATTGTTTGAAATCGAAATGCGTTTAAAATATTTGAACGGTCAAATGTTCACACTTTTGGAATCTGAACCGACTATCAAAAGTCATTCAGACATAAAAAAGCCGATCATTGAACAGAATTTTGACTGGAACAAAGTCTACAATAATTTATAAACTCAAAAAAAAGGAAAAAAATCATGGAAAATAACATGACACCAGAACAAGTTGTTGAAAAAATCAACAATTTGATCGCAGAAAAAATGGATTCAACTGTAAATGTTGAACAATTCAATGACTTGAAAAGCCAATTAGAAGGTTTCAAATCATTAGAAGCAAAAAGCACTGAAATCGAAAAAGCAATTGCAAAGATGGAAGGCAAAATGGAAGGTTTGGCTGAATTAGGCAAAAAACATTCTGACAAACCAGTTGGATCAGTTGGTGAACAAGTTGTTGATGGTTACAAATCAGCTGTTGTTGACATCAAATCTGGAAAACCAGTTGAATTCGAAGTGAAAGCAACTACAATCACAGAAGATTATTCTGGAACAATCGCATTGTCAACATTGGAAGCTGGTGTGAACACAATCGCACGACCAGCATTACAGGTTTCAAACGTGATCAATCGTGGAACAACAACATCAAAATATGTTGTTTACATCAAACAAGTTCGTCAAGCAAGTGCTGCATGGACCGCAGAAGGTGTTGCTAAAACAATCACAGACATCGCATACGAAGAAGTTTCTGTTGAAGTGAAAAAAATCGCTGCATTGATCAAAATTTCGAAAGAAATGCTTGATGATTTAGCATTTGTTCGTGGTGAAGTTAACAGTGAATTGATGAAAGCTGTTGAACAAGGAATTGAAAATGCTGTGATCAATGGTGCTGTTGGTGGATTTGATGGTATCATGACAAACGCTGTTGCATTTGCTGCTGGTTCATTCGCTGCTGCTGTTCCAAATGCACAATTGGATGATGTTATTCGTATCGCTGTTGCACAAATTCAATCAGCTGATTTCAATCCAACACACGTTGTTTTGAATCCGTTTGATGTTGCTGCATTGCATTTGAACAAAACAACAACAGGTGAGTACACTTATCCGATTTTCATGGTTGATCCATTAACAGGATTGCCGAAAATTGCGAATTTGACAATTATTTCATCAACTTTGATGCCATTAGGTGACTTCCTTGTTGGTGATATGTCAAAATCAAACTTGCGTTTGCGTGAAACTGTTGGAATCACAGTTGGTTACGAATCAGATGATTTCCGCAAAAATTTAGTTTCAATCATTGGTGAAGCACGTGCTGCACACTATGTGAAAGAAAACGATTACGATGCATTCGTAAAAGGTGATATTGCAACTTGTATTGCAGCGATCAACGCATAAAAATTAAAGTATGGCAAAGCGACAAAGAAAAGTTTTGGATATTGAAATTGACACGAAACACGTTGATTTGAAATTGAAACGCAATGCCGAAGGTAAAATTGAAGGTGAATTGGACATTGACACAAAAGCTGTTGATGTCCATGCAACCAAAGATGCCAACGGATTGGAAGTTTCAGTTGAATTTAATGATGCAGAAGTGTACAATTTCAAAAGCAACGGAAAAGATCGAACATTGAAAGAAAAGATTGTTCAAGTGTCTGGATCTGTTGCACGTGTTTTGATTGCCAAAGGTTTGGGAAAAATTATAAAATAAGAAAAAGATGTTTGTAACGGTTGCTGATTTCACAGGGAAATATGAATTGCACACAGGAATGTATGTTCAATCAAAGATTCAAGATTATATTGATACGTATGAATCAAAATATTTGATCAATTTGTTTGGTGCATCTTTGTACACGGAATTCATGTCTGATTTGAACACATCAAAAGTTCCAAAAAGCGTCAATTTCTTGAAAGTTTATAACGCATTCCAAGAAGATGTTGTTTTCAATGAAATACTTATTTCAAAAGGCATCAAAGAAATGCTGCTTGGATTTATTTATTTCGAATACAGCAAGGATTTAATCAATCAAATGACACCATCTGGAAATGTTCAACAAAAGGGTGAAAACTCGAATAATGTTTCAACATTGAATCAACAGATATACACCAGATACAATGAAGCTGTTGCAACATATCAAGCAATCCAGAAATTCATAATGCTGAATCAAGATTTGCCTTTTGGTGCAATCATGTTCACAAACGTGGATAATGTTGGAACAGGATATGTTGCTGCAACTTATGATTTGACTGGTGGATCTGGAACTGGTGCAACAATCACAATCACAGTTGATGCAAATGGTGGAATTGCAACATACACAATGCCAAATGGTGGCCAAAATTATCAAGAAGGTGACACATTAGGAATTAATTACAACAACAATGATGCTGAAATTAATGTTGTATATGTTTCAAAAGGCGATTTCACAACGTTCAATGGTCAATATAAAGGATTCGCATACTGGTTATGATTGAAGTTAGTTCATATATCGAAAATTTGGTCAATTCAATTGACAACACAATCGTTGGAAAATGGTCCAATGATGAACAAGCAACACTGATTGAATGTAAAAACTTCAAATGGCTTCGTGTTGGAAAAACATTTCAAAATGTACATGGTGCAGAATTTCGTTGTATTGAAATCAATGAAAGCACTGGATATATGAAATCATTGAAATTGAATCCAGCACAAACAGGCCTTGCTGATGGTGTTTTGACAATTAGTCAACCGTTGTTTAAGTTTGGAACAAAGATTGCCACAAACAATGAATGGACCATAATCGGATCAAATGTCACAGCAAAAACACCATTATTTTGGTTGCTTGATAATTTGGAAATCACTCGTGGTGGCCGAATGTCCAATGTTGATTTCGAATGTGATTTGCGTTTCTTCATTCTTGATGAAACAGACATTGTGAATTATTACGTAAAAGATCACGTTCAAAATGTTGTTGTTCCAATGTCAAAATTGGCTGATATTTTCATGGAAATAATCAAAGGCATTCCAAGCATTATTCCAGTTGAAACATACATTGTAAAACACTTTACCAGATTTGGTGTTGAAACTCAAAATGGATTTGTCGCAAACATACTTGATGCGAATTTAAGTGGTGTTGAATTACGGTTCAAGATCACGAAATTGAAAGAAAATTGTAAATGTTAAAAAATAGAAAATTATGGCTTTAGGGTGTAATTGCAATATGGGTTTGTCCAATACTGGAAGACCAAATTGTGTTCCGATTCAATCGGTAACAAGTAAAACGATAATGGTACCGTTGAAAGATTCAACTGGTGCTGATAATTTCATTGATTTATCATCAGCATTGCCAACGTGGTCAACATTGATCAATGAAGCTGATGCATCAAAAAGATGGTTTCCTTTACCAGTATTCGAGAATGTAGATTTGCCAAAAGCAGATTCAACATTTGATGAAGCAAATTCTGGTCGAATGGTATTCATTCGTCAAGGGAAGCGTTCATTCGCTGGTGAATTATGGGCAGAAGATTCATCACCAACATTGCTTGGAAAATTACAAAACAACCGTTGTGTTGATTTTGGGGTTTACTTGATAGATGTGAATGGAAATTTGGTTGGATCGAAAGTTGGTGAAGGATTATATCCAATTCCAGTTGACAATCCATCATTTGATCCGAAATTGATGTTTGCAACAGATACAACTGTTCAAAAAATCATGGTTGCATTTGATTTTGATCGTTTGTTTGATGAATCAACAATGTACATGATCACACCAACAGAAGCTGGTGTCAATTTCAACACATTGGAAGGTTTGATCGATGTTAACGTGACAAACGCTGTAAAAACATCAACAACTTTGACATTTGATGCGGTCCTTGATTACGGAACAGCATTGAATCCAATCAAATTCATTGGTGCGGTTTCAGCTGATTTCGATCTTCAAAACTTGACAACAGGTTTGGCTGTTTCAGTTACAGCTGTTGAAAATACAGATGGAAACTACACATTGACATACACAGCACCAACAACAGGAAATTCAATGGAATTGACTATTGCGAAAACTGGGTTTGTAGGTACTTATGCATTCACAGCATAACAATGTATGTGACTGTTGGTCGTGTTCAATTTGCTGTTGAGCATTTACACGACAAAACGCTAACTGAATGTTTGAAGTTTTTTCCGCATATTGATGAAGAAGTTGTCACAATTGCATGGCGAAAAGTCAATAAAAAGTTAGCAAAGAAGCAAAACACGGATTCAGACAAATAATCTGGAACTAAATAAAAACAGAAGGGGGTGCGAAAGTGTCCCCTTTTTTGTCGTAAATTTGTCAAAATGACTATGTTAATTGATACAATTCTTGGGCAAATGTTGCTGAAAAGTGATCAGATGATGCTATTCAATAAGATTTGGCTGGAAGTTTTCAGTGATACAGAATTCAAAAAACAGATTCTGGACTGGATCAGATGGGAACAATTGTACAAAGAAGGGATTGATGAAACTGGTTCAATCATTGGAACATATTCAGCATACACTGAATGGATCAATCCAGAAAAACAAGAAGGAACACCGTACACTTTGTATGATACAGGCGAATTTTACGAAAGCATGATTATCACGGTGATGGAAGGTGAATTCGAAATTGATGCTGATCCAATCAAAACGGATCAAGATGGAAATGTAACTGATTTATTCAAAGAATATGGTGAAGAAATTATTGGAATTACTGATGAAACGAAAGAAAAACTCATTGAAGAACTCAAAGAACGATTTATCATTGCATCAGAACGCATATTTCACATCAATTGATATGATACCATTGTTCAATTGGATAAAATGCACAGAAGGTGATAAAAAGTATGCCAGAATCAATTTGGAAGTTGGATCTGTTGAATTAGATGCACATATGTGGGAACAATTATATGATAATTACATCAAACAGAATGGATTGTCGGAAACATACATCAAACTGTTGAAAACTTTACAGAAAAAAGCATCACTTGAATTGGATTTTGTGATCAATGGTGATCGATTTAATTTGACAAAGATTGAAATCGAAGCTGCAAAGCTGGAACAGATGATGAACAACAACGGAACAGGAATGTCGATTGAAGAAACGCTGATCCATTTATCCAAATGGTTGCAAACTTGGATCAATTCCAAAACAATCACAGTCAAAGAATACTTTGATCTATTAAAAACGTATCAAAAAGCACAAAAAAATGGCTAAAAAGATAAAAGCGAATGATCTTTTTGAAAAAGAAGATATTTTTCAAGGCATACGTGAATCCATCACGCAAACATTGGCAAAGGTTCGGGAATTTGATTCTGAATTAAAAACCACAGCTGTAACGCTGGAAAAAACTGTGAAATCAGCAACATTTGACACCACAAAAGGAATCAATGATTTTGTTGCTGCAACAGAAAAAGCTGAACAAGCACAAAAGGAATCAATCGCTGTTAAAAAAGCAATGATTGATCTGGAAAAACAACAGGTGTTGCTTGACAAAGAACTTCAAAAACTCGAAATTGAAAAAGAAAAGGTTGCACAACAGCAACTTCGAACATCACAGGCACAAGCAAAAGCTGATCAAAAGAAAGCGATGGAATCGGCCAAAGCTGCAAAAACAGCAAAGGATCAAGCATCAGCATATAAACAGCTGGAAAAATCAACACGTGAATTGAAAAACCAATCCAAAGAATTGGCTGCACAGATGTTGATCATGGAAAAAGCTGGAAGGCAAAACACCAATGCATACAAGCAACTGGAACAACAATACCGTGAAGTGTCAATTGCTGCACGTGATGGTGATCAAGCACTGAAAGGAATCGACAAAACTGTTGGTGATAATTTCAGAAATGTTGGTAATTATGAAGGTGCTGTTGGATCATTAAAAACAGAATTGCGAAAATTGACCAATGAATTGGCACGAATGGAATCAACAGATCCAAGATTTGCTGAAATGGCTGCACGTGCTGGTGAATTGAAAGATCGCATTCAAGATACACAGGCCGTTATTAAAGGCACAGCTGGATCAGCGGTTGAAAATTTAGCTGGTGCATTTGGAAAAGTTGGTCAAATTGGAATTGGTGCATTTCAAGGTGTTGAATCATCAATGGCATTGTTCGGTGTTCAATCGGAAGCTGTTATGCAAACGATGGTGCGGCTTCAAGCATTGGCTGGATTGACTGATGCATTCGAAATGCTGGGCGGGTTGGGTGACAAAATCACCGAAATAAAAGCAGCTGTAACGGCCGCAATTCCAAAGATTGCAGAATTTATTGGATTGAAACAAGCTGATGTTGTAGTGACAACAGCTGAAACAGTGGCGACAGAAACAGCAACTGTTGCAACATCAGCACTTGGAAAAGCAATGAAAGCATTGCCAATATTTTTGATTATTGGTGGTATTGCTGCATTGGTTGCTGCATTTGTTGATTGGAATGGTGAAACATCAAAACAAGAAAAAGAAGCTAAAAAATTAGCTGATCAACAGAAATATTTGTCAAAATATACACGAGAAGCAGCACAGAATGTATCAACCGAAAGTGGTGAATTGGTTGGTTTGGTTTATCAGTTGAAAGCGACAAATGAAAACAGCAAAGAACGAAGCGATTTAATGAAACAAATAAATGACAAATATGGGTTGACATTAAAAAATTTAAGTGATGAAAATGAATTTCAAGAACAATTGAATGGAACAGTTCGTGAATATATTGAATTGCAATACAATCGCTTTAAACTGGATAAAAACCAGAAATACACAAACAATTTATTAGAACAAAGATTTGTACTTGAAACAAATTTGGCAAAAAGAAGAAAAGAAATTGCTGATCTGGAATCAAAACGTGCAAAAATATCTGAAAGAACAGATTTGAATGAAAAACAAAGAAGG